GGTAATACAGAAGAATTTACTAAAGAAGATGTTAAAAATTTATGTAAAGTGGCAGGAATAATATACGTATGACATTTCCCGGAACAATAAGTAAAATACAGTATCTTGCTCAAAAGAATCTAAAATCAGAACAGGAGCTACAACGACATTGGTACAGAGAAGCTATACAACAGTTTGGAGTACCTGCAGTATATTTTAGACATGATTCAAACTACAATCAATTATTAACAACAATATACGGTGAAACACCTGATCTAGACTATGCTACATCAGCTGATATAAACATCTTCGTTGAAGCTAATAATGATGTTATATTACTGTCAAAGTTTGGATTGACCACAGAGACAGATATTATTATTCATATTTTAAAAGAAGATTTTTATGAACAGTTTAGAGATAGTTTTGGTGAATTAACTGCAGTAACTGTAACTGATTTATTAACTTCTAACATATCTAACTCTGCTTTTATTGTTAGTTCATATATAACTGATTCTTATGATCTTACTGCTACAATTTCAGGAATAGTTAATAATCTAACTAACAATTCTACTATTACTGGTAGTTTTATGCCAGATGTAAGTAGAACACCACATCTATATCATTGGTTAATTTATAAATCTGAAGCTTATGCAACAAGATATTTAAGTGGAAATGTTACAGCAACTTATACTGCTACAACAGATATTAGCGGTTCTGGAACAGCTACAACTCAACTTAACGGACAGGTCTTATACTTTACTAATAGTGACAAAACTAATGGCCCAAAATGGGGCGTAAGCCCAAAAGTGGGTGACTTTTTCAGACTAGAATTTGACACTGATTTTAATAACAACGAAGAATATGAGATAACAAAAGTTAATGATAAACAACTATCAGACTTAAGTCTCAATACACTATTATCTAGATACTGCTACAGAATTAATGCAGTGCGCAGAGATCCATCACATGAACATGTTTCAGCTTCTCCTCAAAAGGAAGAACAAAATGTTGGAAATACTAAAACTGAATTATCTAATGCTATGGAAGATTCAAGCAACAATATATTTGATTACGAAACAACAACTGATACTAACTTACTATCTGCTTCTAGTGTTTATGGTGGCTACAATGAAGAAAAGGGTACCTAACTCTTAACAAAATATACTGTATTATATACCATATAACGTTTACTAAAATCTTCTTTAACACACAAATATCTGTCATAAGGATTTTGTGATTTTTTAAGAATATGATGAAAACTGTAAGCTGGTAATACTAACCATGGAATATTTTCTTTCAACACAATAACTATATCTACTGCATTAATATTGTTTAGTAGAGTCTTAATATGGTTATAATTAAATGTTGGCCAAGTACTAACTCTACTTGTTTTAACTTCAATCTTCCAAAAGTCTTTATACAGAATATCACATGTGTACGGAGGCTTATCTCCAACAGTTACAGTATTACTAAAACCAAGACATTTTCTAACAATTGTTTCATTAATAACTCCAGTAATAGAAGCTTTAATCATCTCTTCTTTTGTACGATCTCGTCTACACCATTCCTTAGCAAATAACTCTAATCCCTGTTTAATTCCAACAGCTTTACAACAATCTCGTTCAAAAGGAGTCAAAACATAATTGTTTGCTAAATCTTGTGCAATACGCTTACAAACACCTCTAATATCACTATCAACACCCTTAGGATGTTTACTCATATTGCTACCCTACAAACATAATTGTCATTTTTTAAATCATACACGAAAAATTTAAGAATTTCATTTCTAACTTTATTTTCTTCATAATCATTCTTAACTATAGCAGAATCAATAAACAAATCAACTACTCTTTCAATAAAATCTTTTGAAACAGCTTTACCCTCAGGAATCTTACCCTCACCAACAATCAAATGACATTCATCATCTCCACCATTTTCAAGTTCAAATAGACTAACTAATACCTTATCTAAATTAAAATTTTTACTCTTAACTGCACGATTAATATCAACTTTCATAAATCACAATGTTCTCATTCCCCACTTACTATCAGATGTAATAACTGGAATACTAGTATCAATATTCACACCTGCATCTTGATCACAATTAATGTCATAATTCATACTACATTCTCCTTTGGTTGTTCTACTAATACTATACCACAACAAACACGTCTTGTAAACGGCACAACGGAAATAAATTTGATAAATAAATTAAAAGTAAAATAATATATGAAATTTAACGATTTATTCAGACAAATTTTAGTTGAAGAAGTTGATTTTGATAGTAAGACTGGATTTGAAGTAGGTTCAGAATTACGTAATAAAATCGATGAAATTCATTTTGAAATGAAGAAGTCTAAATTTCTATTTAAAGATTATGATTACAGAAATTTAGACGGATTTATCTTTGAAAGATGCTCTAAATTAATTGAAAATAACTTTTCTTCTAAAGAAATAGCTGAAGTTCTACTTAAATTTGCTTATCTAGTTAAATTTCATGCTAAAGATTTAGAACAAAGATCTATTTTTATAGATCCAAAAAAATATACATTCAAACTATTAAAACACTATACAGATACTCTATATGATCTATTACACAAACAAGATTAGATAAAGTTAAACAAAAAATTGAAAAGAAAGTTGCATTAGAAACTGGTGCAGAAAAGATATATGAAGATGAAAAACATACAGTATACTACATCTCTACTAAAGAAGCTTCAATTAAATACGGAAGAAATACAGCTTGGTGTATATCTGTAGATGATTCTAAAGATAAAACTGCTGAAAATTTATGGGAAGATTACACAAAATTTAAACACTATTTTATCATAAACAAAAGTGATCTAATCGTAGATAGTAAATACAGAAAATTAGTATTCTCAATTGATAGAAAAACAAATACATTTACTAAAGATAATGATATTATACCTACACAAACAAATGAAAATCAAGATGCTGAAGATAACTTAATACCAAATATTCAATTCGCTCAAATAATACAAAACTAAATGCTAATCTATATGAGTTCTTAATTAAAAAATTTAATCTTGTTGATATAAATGATAAAGATTCTTTAAAGAAAATTATTACTGTACAACTTGATATACAACCAGATAAAATAAAATTTAATGAAGATAACAGTATAGATGTTAATGAAACTATTTATAATGTATCAAAACTTACATATGATGGTAAAATTGGTATGAAATTTAATAGAATTAACGGACACTTTCATTGTTCAACCGGACAACTAACAGACTTAACTAACTGTCCAAACATAGTTGAAAGAGATTTTAGCTGCTCATACAACAAACTAACTTCACTCAAAGGTTGCCCAAAAATAGTAAATGGTGATTTTATTCTACACCAAGAATATAACTTAGGTAGAAGAGACTTTACAGAAAAAGAAATAAGAAAACTATGTAAAGTAAAAGGCAAAATACATTTGTGAAATTTAACAGATCGCACAAATATTCAGCTGTGAAATGATAAATAATAATTGTTATTGAAATAGATAATTAATTGTCTATTTGCTAAAACTTAATAGAATGAAGATATGAAAATATCTTGCTGAAAGTAAAAATAAGATTAAAAAATTAAATCTTGTTACAAGAAAGATATAAAACTAAATAAAAGGATTTTAAAATTATATGCAAAAGTCTCTATCACAACATTTAACTCCACAATATGCACAAAGTGTACTAGCTAAGTGGAAACCTGTTTTAACCTCTGGAAAAGGCATTAAATCAGAACACACAGCTCTTTGTACTGCTCTTGTTCTTGAGAACACACAGCGCGAATTTAATAAGTCACAGGGTATTATGACTGAATCAGGTTATGGTGTAGCTGATGCTAATATACCACAGAGTGGTAGTTCATTATTTGGTAAGGATGATGCTCGTATCCCAACAATCGTAATTCCTACCATTAGACGTATTTTCCCTGAATTAGTATCACATGATCTATTTGGTGTTCAGCCAATGAATGGTCCTGCTGGTTTCGCATTCGCCTTCCGCGCTTTATATAGCGATGGTCGCGAAATTGGTTATAACACAATTGATTCACGCTTCACAGGTACCTCTGGTATGATGGAAGAAGAATTAAGTGGTTATTTCGGTTATGGTTCAGAAGTATTTGGTGCTACTTCTTCTGTTGCTTCACGTTCAGCCGCAGCTTGGACTGCTTTCGCTGGTGCAACTAATCCTAACACTGATAACTTCAATGGTATGGGTGTTGGTGCTGCTACCGGTGAATGGTGGAACCTTGCTAGCGGAACTATGCCAAAAGCTACATTCCGCCTAGAAAAAGGTATTGTTGAAGCTAAGTCCCGCAAATTAGCAACCAACTTCTCACTAGAAGTTGCAGAAGATATGATGAACATGCAGGGTCTAGACGTTGACTCTGAAATGGTTAACATCATGTCCTACGAAGTTCAGGCAGAAATTGACCGTCAAATGCTAGGTGAAGCAGTCAAGGCTGCAATCAACTATAATAAGGTTTCTACTTGGTCTCCTGTAAGTGCAGATGGTCGTAATCAGCTTGAACGCATTGGAACACTTTATACTCAGACTCTAATCAAGGCTCAGGATATCGCAATCCAAACTCGTCGTGGTCCTGCTAACTGGGCAGTTTGCTCACCAACAGTTGTCGGTATGGTTGAAAGACTATCCGATTTCGCTCTTGATGATGCAGCTGTTGAAGCAGATTCACAGGCATTCGGTGTAGCTAAAGTCGGTGCTCTTCGTAAGGGTGCGATCAAACTATATCGCGACACATTCGCAAACGGCAACTATATTCTACTAGGATTCAAGGGCAAAACTGCTTACGACAGTGGTTTGATTTATTGTCCGTACATCCCACTACAGGTTATGAGAGCTCAAGGTCAGGATGACTTTACTCCACGCGTAGGTGTCCGTACTCGTTACGGAGTCCTAGATAACCTATTTGGAACAGGAAGATATTATCATATGATTGTCGTAGAAGGTCTTACCGCCAGTGGTTTAGTTAGTGATAGTACTTCAAATCGTGTATTCTTATACTAATCTTATAGGTTAGGTTTCAAATTTGAGGGAGCTTTGCTCCCTCTTTTTATTCACTTTATCATTTTAAATACTAAATTTCCACAGTCTAATATTTTATTCCATCCATTATTTTTCATATTTTCCCATTCAGATTCATTTTCATTATATTTTTCTAATAAGTATGATAATCTATCTCTTCTAAAATTAAATCTATGTTTTCTTATACATTCTATATTATTAAAATACCAGTAGTTTGGACCACTTACATGATCTAAAGTAAATCCATTTTTATTATATACTTCTCCGTTACTCCATCGTCTATCAGCATAAGTAATAATTTCTTTCCATTCATAATTTTTTTTGAAATGTGCTAACATTCTACTAAATAATCCGGGAAAGCTAAATAGACTACCCATAGTACAAAAACGATACAATTCAAAACTACCATCTATATGTTTGCTACCCAAAGCTGTTCTTAATTTGCCGAAAGTCATGACTCCAACTAATCTATTTTTATAAAAAGCTCCTAATCTAATACTACTACTGTCTTTTCCCTGTATGTGATATTTGTCAAGAAATCTACTTTTAAGTTTACTGTCTATTTCTCTAATTTCTACCTCTCTAGCGCCAATTCTATATTTACTTAAATTTAAAGCATGTTTTAGTCTATTTTGTACAATTCTTTGCTTATTAATCCATTCATCTTCAAATATATGAATTAACTTAATATTTTGTTTTAAACACTCTTCAGTCTTATATAAATGAAATTTATTTCCAACAATTAAGTTAGAGTGTGTTTTTAATTCATTATAATCAATAGCTAAATTTTTGTCAGGAAAAAAATAATCTAAATTGTTGCGTTTTTTAACAAATTCATATGTGATAAATTTACTTAAATATGTTTCAAAATTTAAATTTGTTATGTTATTTGTATTAGAAATTTTCTGTATGTATATATATTTTTTATTATCTTTGTTGTTTTCAATTGTTGTTTTCAATTGAAAAGCATTTTCAACATCATATCTTTCTAACATTGTATTTTTATAATTTTCTTTAAATTCTTCAGTTTGAGTATAAAATTCTACTCCATATTTTCTTTTAAACGTTTCTTTTTTCTTTTGTTTTACTTCTTCTGAAGCAAAAGGATTTTCAGTTCCAAATTTTTTTAAACAAGAAGTTTTC